TGCCGCTGGTGGTACGCTATTGGTTATCACTGGAACCGGATTCTTGGCTGATCTAACTGTCACTATCGGCGATGTTCTATGCGACAACATCGAGCTGACTGATTTAAATCATGTTCAATGCACAACTCCGGCACTATCAACCGGATTCCCGTACTCCATCGTAGTCACTAATACCGATGGACAGAGCGTCACCCTGGACCAGGTATTCAGCGTAATTGATTGACACCTGCGCTATAAATAGCAGACACCACAATGAGCACTTTGCTACTATCAGACAAGAATGTCAGGGAAAAACAATCCCAGATAGTATCCAAGCGCAGGCAGTACTCTGACTTCGATCTCAGACTTGAGCCGATCATCAAGAATGATATTGTTCCGCTGACTGACATCGATGCCGTTAAGACGTCGGTTCGGAATCTAATCCTGACTAACCATAGCGATCGCCCATTTCAGCCGTACCTAGGATGTAACCTTAGGGCTCTTCTCTTCGAACCAGCGGATCAATTTACGATCTTTGCTCTGCATGAAGACATTCGTTTCAACCTGCTAAAGTTTGAACCACGAATAAAGGATCTGTCTATTCGCGTACGATATGATGATGCCCAGAGTACATACAACATCTCTCTGGCCTTTACCATAATTGCGCAAAATCAGGCCGTGGAAATGACGATAAGGTTACAACGAATTCGCTAACACCGCAACCGCACATGGCACAATTCAATGTCACAGAACTGGACTTTGACAAGATCAAAGCCTCAATCAAGGACCACTTTCGTTCTCAGACGCAGTACAATGACTGGGACTTCGATGGTTCCGGACTGTCGACATTGCTGGACATCCTGGCGTACAATACGCACTACAATGCGATGGTCGCTCACTTCTCGCTGAACGAGACGTTCTTGGATTCGGCTCAGATTCGTGGAAACGTGGTATCCCATGCCAAGCTGCTGGGATACACGCCAAAGTCTACTGCAGCTCCTACGGCAATTCTGAATCTGGTTGTCACACCTGGACTCAATCCACCAGCTTCAATTGAGGTCACCCGTGGAACCAGGTTCACCACTTCCATTGATGGCACTGCATATCCGTTCGTAGTTATTTCAGCCGTTGAGGCTAGTCTTCTGTCAGGAACGTACTCCTTCAATACCGCCAATTCTCCAGCGAACCCGGTGTACATCAAGCAAGGAGTTCTCAAGCGCATGGTATACCGTGTCGATAACGCCGTGGAGAACCAAAAGTTCGAGATTCCAGAGGTTAATGTCGATACGTCCACACTGAGAGTACGTATTAAGGAGAATGAGTCATCAACTCAGTACGAGACGTACACCAAGTTCTCCACACTGAGTGGCGTCACTGCAGCCTCTACGATCTACTTTACACAGGAGAATGCATCCGGTAAGTTTGAAGTCTACTTCGGTGATGGATACATCGGAAAGAAGCCATTCACGAACAATATCGTGGAGATCGAGTATGTGTACACTGATGGGACATTCGCCAACGGAGCTAGTGTGTTCATCCCAGCCGACACGATCGGTGGTTATTCGAACATCGCTGTCACAACGTCAAGCAATGCCTCTGGCGGTGCGGCACGTGAGACCATTGAATCCATTCGGTACAATGCTCCTCTGACATTCGTGTCGCAGAATCGCGCGGTCACGGCAGACGACTACAAGGCAATCATCTCAAAGGAATTCGGTGCGATCGATTCCATCTCCGTCTGGGGTGGAGAGAACGCAATTGAACCTGACTTTGGAAAGGTGTTCATCTCGATCAAGCCATCAGGAAAAGACCTGTTGTCGGATGCGGAGAAACAGCAGATCCTGAACGTCATCCTGAGCGGAAAGAACGTGGTCTCCATTCGTCCATTCATTGTCGATCCGGAGTACACGTATATCACTCTCGAGGTCTTTTTCAAGTATAATCCGAATCTCACCGATCGTTCCAGAATTGAGTTGCAAGGACTGGTGAGAGACACGATTCAGACGTACGCAAACGAGAACCTCCAGAAGTTCGATGGCGTCTTCAGGTACTCAAATCTGCTGAAGAACATCGATTCGTCAGATCCAGCCATCCTGAATTCTGATGCCCGTGTGTACATGTACAAGTATGCAGTTCCACGCGCTAGCGGAACAAACTACTTCGACCTGCAATTCTCGTCGCCAATCTATCAGACAACCTCGTCATCCTCTGTACTGAGTTCCACGATCTTCAAGATCGGCGGAATTGACCATGAACTCGGAGATGTGCCAAAGGGCACGACGACCGATCGCATTGTGTACTTGTACAAGTACGTAGGAGGTGTGAGGACCGCTGTTCGTGCTGTCGGCGCAGTTTATGCCACGACAGGACAGGTGGTGATCAATGGTGTTCAGCCTGATACCACGGATCCAATCCGTATAACGGTGATCCCTAATTCGAACGACCTGGCTCCAAAGCGCAACCAGCTACTCGATATCGACCTTGTCTATAGCGAGGTTACCGGAGAGGTTGATACTATCGCAGTGGGAGGTTCAGCTGGTGCAGTCTCGTACACCACTCCGTCCCGTCACCGTTCTGGTTCATAATCTGCTGACTCATGCCTCATTCAATCGAGCTCATCGCCAGTACTCGTAAGAAGACGAAGGAGACGGTCCGTGTACAGGATCTCTTGCCAGAGGATCTGCGCGAGAAGTCAGCAAATCTGATCCAGCTCCTGAGGGACTACTACACCCACATCAATGAGAGCGGTCAGGCCAGTTACGAGATCAATTCGATCAATTCTTCTCGTGATATCGATACCGCAGACTCGATCTTTCTGGACAAGATTCAGAAAGAAATTGCTGCGGCGATCCCGAAAAACATCGTAGCGAATCGTGTCAACCTGTACAAGAACCTGATCAGATACTACTCGGTCAGAGGTTCTCAGGATTCGATCGAGCTATTCTTCAGAGTCCTGTTCAACGACTCCGTGGAAGTATACTATCCGCGCGAGGATATGCTGATCCCTAGTAGTGGAGTCTGGAATGCTGGAGCAGTTCGTCCGGTCTACACTACGGCTCCAAATGTCATCATCCATGGAAATGGAACAGGAGCAACGGCTCATACAACCGTGGCTAATGGTGCAGTACAGTCTGTCGAGATCGTCGATGGCGGTAGCGGGTACGATACGGCTACACTTGAAGTGAATGGAGACGGAACCGGTGCGACAGCTGAGGCGATTATCTCCAGAGGCGAGATCTTGCGTATCGTTCCTTTCTACTATACGACTGCAGGAGAGGTGGTCTATACCCGCGGAGACGGCTACGCGCCTAATTCAGAGCTGCAGGTTCAGATATCGGGTGGCACCGGATTCAGTGGCACTCCAGCTGTAGCGAGTGCATTCACGAATGATCTCGGAGAGATCGATTACGTCGCGATCACTAATGCCGGAACCGATTATACTAGTGGCTCCGTCACAGCCTCCATTATCGCTGGATCCGGATTCGGTGGAACTCCTGCCGAACTCTACGTAGATGTCAATAGCAGCGGAGTCATTACCGGTGTCAAGATCACCAACTCCGGAAAGAATTATACATCGGCGACGATCACCGTGACCGGAGACGGATCAAGTGCCAATCTGGTCCCTCATCTGGCAGATGGAGTCATCAACACCATCACCGCAGTAGATGAAGGATCAGGATACACGGGTACGATCTCGGTCTCTATTCCTGGAGGAACCAAGGATGCGGTGGTCTTCGCGAATCGCGGTACCGGTGCCAATGAAGGAAAGATCATGTCGTACACGATCGCGTACGGAGGCGGTGGATATACTCTTCCTGGAATTCTGATCGACACGTATCAGGGCATCTATACCCAGAACAAAGGATTCGTTTCTGATACGATCAAGCTGCAGGATTCCTACTTCTATCAGAAGTTCTCATATGTTATCCGCACCGGAAACAACGTGGATACCTGGAAGGACAGCTTCAACAAGCTAGTGCATCCTGCCGGATTCATCTTCTTCGGAGAGATCCTGATCCTTCTGGAATTCCTGGCATCCAGGGCTAAGATGCCAAAGGTCCCGCCCGGATACATCGATACCACAGATCTGGCTCGCCTGTTCATCTTTGAGGTTCTGGAAAGTCTTACATCCTCTGTGGGAGGATTGGATAAGACCATGAGTCTGATAATCCCAGTTGGAACAAGCCATACACATCTAATGAGATACTATGATGACTCTCCAGTCAATCCGTATCTGTCATTGACGGTGCAGGAGGCCGACGGATTCTCGGAAGAAAGCCCGACAGATCCATTGTACCCGTATGGAGATTATACCATCGATGACGTAATAAATAGTGTCATCACATTCAATGATATCCGAATCGGTGCCAACCTTCTAACGTAAAAGCTATGTCTGCCATCATCACAAGCAAGTTTCGCCTCGAAAATGCGAGCGCATTCATCAAGTCTGTTACCGACGAGAGTGTGTACCTCATGGTTGGTAAATCGGATGCCTGGTCCGATGACAAGGTCACAACAACCGATTCTGCTGCACCAACTCCCCTTGACGCCCAGGTCGAGCAGAACGACGTGTGGCAGAATGCCATTGCTTTAAAGAAGCTTGGATCTACTGATGTCATCAACGTGGCACCTCGCCATACTTGGACATTCTCCACGGTCTATCCATCCTGGGATGATGCTCTGGAGGACAATGGTAACTTTTACGTCATCAACGGAAGTTACGACGTCTTCAAGTGCCTCAAGACTCCTATCAACGCTGGAAGTCCAGTCGCGTCCACGATCGAGCCTACTACCACGAATTCATATCAGCCGTTCAAGACTACTGATGGATATATCTGGAAGTACATGTTCTCGGTGTTCACCACTGAGTCATCAAAGTTCCTGACCAATACGTATATTCCTGTCAAGACTGTAGTTATCCCACAGGGAGGAAGCCTCGGCGATCTGACTGATGACGAGCAGGTAAAGTACCAGTATCAATCAGACTGCGCTCAGTACACGACCGGAAAGATCTATCGTTACGTGGTCGAATCTGGTGGTTCTGGATATGCATCGGCTCCGACGGTGAATGTCTTTGGAAATGGCACTGGTGCACACGCAACAGCAGTCGTCAGCGGAGGACAGGTCACCGAGGTTTATGTGACCGGCGAGCCAACGATGACATCCAACTTTACCGCGTACAATAACAACTGCGGAACCGGTTATTCTAGTGTGTACGTGACACTGAACAATACGGGAACCGGAGGATCAGGTGCAGTTGTTCGAGCAGTTCTGTCACCAAAGAATGGTCATGGATCTGATCCGGTCAAAGAGCTCGGTGCCTTCTACGTCGCATCACGCATCGTCCTGAGTGGTGCAGAAGGATCCGGCGACTTCATTGTTGGAAATGCATTTCGTCAGATCGCAATGGTCAAGAATCCATACGACTACGATACGACTGACATCTCGACTGCGACCACTATGTCAGCACTGAAATCGCTGACAGTTGCAGCTGGTCATACGGCATTCTTGCCGGGAGATTATATCACTGGAGGAACGAGTGGAGCTGTAGCGTTTGTTGATTTGTATACACTTCAAAATGACAGCACCGGACTGATCAAGTATCACCAGAACGACAAGACAGGATACGCTGCCTTCAATGATACTGCAAATCCAACAAACGGTGAGACGATTAGCGGAGCAGTTCAAGGATCTGGATCTATCGCTGCTGCATCGATTGCCGATCCTGAGGTCCAACCATTCAGCGGTGATGTAATGTTCATCGAAAGCCGAGCACCAATCAATCGTTCAACATCTCAGATCGAAGATCTCCGAATCATCGTCGAATTCTAAAATCACATGGCACTCAAAACCTACAACGTCCCTCCATATTACGACGACTTCGATCCAACGAAGAACTATCTTCGTGTGCTTTTCCGTCCAGGATATGCAGTTCAGGCTCGTGAACTGACACAGCTTCAGACTGCGATACAGGCACAGATTGAACGCTTTGGTAACAATGTCTTCAAGAATGGTTCTCAGGTCATCGGTGGACAGGCCACGCTTGACACAAAATACGCGTACATCAAGTTGGAGTCGACTTTCACGTACGACTCGACGACCTATTATCCTGAAGGTGACGGAGGTAGCAATGCTGCATATTACGAGAATGCTGTAGGCAAGACTCTCAAGCTCGTCACTGACACTGGAACAGGAGCTCCAGCAGGAATCACTGCAACGATCCTGGAGTTCGTTGCTAGCACAGAAACTGACTTCTTGACGGCATATGTCCGTTATACACAGGCAGCCGAGACAAACCACGTCTTTTCCGCTGAGTCTGTGCTGGTGTGCCTTGATTCTGATGGACAAGAGCTTCCAGCGTACAAGTTCAAGGTTGCCATCTCTGCAGACACTCCGACCGGATACGGATCACGCGTCTCGGTCAACGAGGGAGTGTATTACGTCAACGGCAATTTTGTCTATACCACGGCCTCGTCGATCATACTGTCCAAGTACTCTGAGTATCCATCGGCACGCATCGTGTACAAGATCACCGAGAACATCGTCACACCTGCTGATGATGCTACCCTGGTCGACAATGCGCTAGGTACACCTAATGATTCTGCTCCTGGAGCACACCGTTACCAGATTGCTCTGGATCTGGCCGTCGAGCCTCTCAGCCTCACACAACGCACCGAGACCGACATCATCCAGGTACTAGTCGTCAATGCAGGTGTGATCACAGCACGCGCTCGTACCGAGTATTCCACTCTGGCCGACACTCTGGCGACACGTACGTATGAGGAGTCTGGCAACTATACTGTTCGTCCATTCAAGCTGAACATCCGTGAGTACTACAACGACGGATCAAATGGCGGACTTTATACTGCTTCTCAGATCCAGGCCATCACTGACACCGGACTGACCACTCAGCAGGCAATTGATTACGGATCCGCACGTCTGGCAGTCGGACTGGAACGTGCAGTTGCATACGTCAATGGATATCGCATCGAGACACTTGACACAACCTATGTCGAGGTTCAGAAGTCCCGCCAGACTGCGTACATCAACGCGGCAGCATTGAGTCTTCCACTAGGTGGTTACGTGTATGTTGACACTCTGGTTGGAATTCCGGACATCACCACGTACTCGACAATCACATTGAAAAACGGAAGTTCTGCAACTATCGGAACAGCCCGTGCACGTGGACTTCAGTATGTCTCAGGTACGATCGGAACGACTGGAGCACTGTACAAGCTGTTCCTGTTCGACATCAACATCACTGCTGGAACTGGAAATCCAAGCTTCGCAGATGTCCGCACTCTGGTTGATACCACGGTGCCTGGATATGACTTCTCTGCATCTATCAATGACATCGATCCAACGATCACCGATGCAGTCCTCTACGATACTGCTACGAGCTCTCTGATCTACAAGCTTCCAACGTCAGCCACAAGCTCGCTGCGAAGCCTGGACAACAATATCGATCTGATCTACAGCGTTCGTCGCACTTTCGTAAAACAAGCAACTGGAACCACGGTTTCGCTGAACAGCTCAGGATCTGGTGAAGTGTTCAGTACTGGATCAGCCGCAGATTACGTCTGTGTTCGCAATTCCACTGGTGCAGTCGTCAGTCCATCTTCTATCGGAAGCGGAGGATCCACATCGATCAGCATCAACATGGGTGTTGGATCCAACGAATACTTTACGGTCATCGCTCCGATGACGCGTACTAATATCACTGAGAAAACAAAGTCCCTGGTGGAAGACTTTGAAGTCACATTCGCTTCACCAAATACGACACTTGGTTCGTATGATGTGCTCGGTGTTACCGATGCACTGCGCATCAAGGGAATCTACATGTCTGCAGACTTCAACACTGCAGTAAACATATCGACAGATCCTGACGTGAAGGATCGTTACGAGCTGGACAACGGACAACGCGAGAACTTCTATGATGTCGCCAGAATCCGCCTGAAGCCAGGAAGTTCCGCACCAACTGGACAGATCACGGTTGTTCTGGATTACTTCTCACACGGCGGCGGAGATTACTTCTCGGTCAACTCGTATGATCCGGCTCTGTATGACCTGATCCCTTCGTTCAACTCGATCAAGGGCAAGATTGAGCTGCGTGATGCCATTGATTTCCGTCCTACGAAGAATACTTCTGGATCTGGATTCACCTCGACTGGTGCAGACGTAACAAACACTGTACAGCCTGGATCACTGCTCTTCACTGATATCCAGTACTACATGCCACGCACCGACAAGATCTACGTCAACAAGACGGGAGACTTTGCAGTGCAATATGGAATCTCGAGCACAACGCCAGCTGCACCGGCAGACGTGGCTGATTCGATGACGCTGTACGTGCTTTCCCTCGGTGCCTATACATTTGGCACCACGGATATTAACGCCACGATGATCGACAACCGCCGATACACGATGCGTGATATCGGACGCCTCGAGAAGCGTATCGCTAACGTTGAATACTACACCTCCCTTTCCCTACTGGAAAAGGAGACCGCCTCCAAGCAGATCATGGATGGCACCAATCAGCGTTACAAGAATGGATTCGTGGTAGATGCATTCACCGGTCACGGAATCGGTGCGATAAACCATCCGGACTACCACTGCTCGATTGATGCTGAGAAGGGAATCCTGCGCCCAGAGTTCTATCAGGACAATGTCGCTCTGTCGGCAAACATGACAGATGTCGCGACGACTGGAGTCACTAAGACCGGTCCATTGGTCACACTGAGCTACAACGAGATCACCGCGATCAGTCAGCCATATGCTTCGTATGCTGAATACGTCAATCCTCATTCGGTCTATGGATGGAGAGGACAGCTCAAGCTTTCTCCTCCAGGCGATGATTGGAAGGAAACACAAGTCAAACCAGCGCTATCACCTACGGCTGATGCTCAGCTGAACTGGTTCAACAGCGTGAATGCCGATGCTGCCTCAAAGACTATCTGGAACAACTGGAGCAGCAATTGGTTCGGAATTCCTTCTACTGTTGAGACAAATGGTGCCAATGCATACAATTCACAGGGTGGAAATACATCATCTCTGCAAGCACAGACATCTGGAACAGCAACCCGAACCGGAACTGCTGTGCTGAACAGCGGAACGTACAATCTGACAACCACAGTAAATTACACTGATTCGGTCGTCGATACGTCGGTCATCTCTTACATCCGTTCGCGCAAGGTGTACTTCAATGTCACCGGAATGAAGCCGAACTCTCAGTTGTACGCATTCTTCGACAATGTCAACATTGGAGACTATATCAGCACGAATGACACGTACATTGAGTATTCATCCAATCTGGACAACACGAACTATCTGGATGTAACAGCTCATCCATCTGGAGCGACGACACTCGTAACCGATTCATACGGAAATATAAGCGGATCGTTCATCATCCCGAACAATTCGGCACTGAAGTTCCTGACTGGAAATCGTATCTTCCGCCTCATCGACAACCTGAACAACAGCGTCGACAGCGCATACACATACGCTGAAATTGCATATACAGCTAGCGGAATCCTCGAGACACACCAGACGACGGTCACCAGCAATACCGTAGTATCGACGGTTCAGCCTCAGATTCGCACCGTGGTAAATCCAGCTCCTGCCATCTACTACAATCAGCCAAGTCCAAGAATCCAACCTGCTGCGTATATGTCGGTTCAAGGACAACTTCCAAAGTATGCTGGAATTCCATGGAATTTCACTTTGAGAGCACAGGGAAACAGTATTACCAGCGTCAAGGTATACGGACGTTCCGGTGAAATTGGTTCTACCTCAGCACAGCTTGATTCCGGTTCAGTTTGGGTCGAAGAGGGTGTCAGCGGCATCAACGGAGCAACAGCTACGAATGGTGCAGTTGAAGGTATCTCTCGTGTTTCTGCTAACAGCGGAACTGGAAACTATCAGTGGAAGATTGTGGCTGTCATCGATGGACAGCAAATAGTCAGTGCTACCGGAATCTATACATTTACCACTATACCGGCTGGATCTCCTGAGTTTGATCCAACGAATCCCTACTTCTATCGTTAATCTAGACTCTAAAACTACATGAGTAACGTCTACCTCTCATCTTCACAGACATCTTCTGTCGCCCAGACTCTTGCCGGCGTATTTCCGCTGGCCCAGACGTTTGTGATTGATACTCCAGGCGGAGCGTTTGTCACATCGCTGGACTTGTTTTTCGAGTCTAAAGACAGCACACTTCCAGTGACCGTGCAGTTGCGCACTGTTGAGAACGGAGTCCCTAGTGGATTGGTCATTCCGTTCTCCACGGTCACAGTTCCAGCAGCGAGCGTAAATGTCTCTCCGGCTGCAGCAATCGCCACTCGCTTCACATTCGAGGCTCCGATATACCTGCTGGACAGCGCTGAATACTGCTTTGAGGTCACTGCCAATTCTCATCAGTACAAGATCTGGGTGGCTGATATCGGGGGAACAGACGTCACCAATCCAAACTTCTCGATCACAAAGCAGCCATATAGCGGAGTGATGTTCAAGTCTCAGAATGCGTCAACTTGGACGCCTGAACTGACGAAGGACATCAAGTTCACGATGCGTCGTGCCAACTTTGCTACTAGTGGAACTGTCATCCTCAACGAGGCCACGATTCCTCCAGTAACACTGGATGCAAATCCTCTGGAGACCTACACGACAGAACTGAATGTCACTTCCGTTACCAGCGCTGGGTACATCGCTGGATCTAGTGTGATCACTGCTACGGTTGCAAGCAATTCTGGACTTGCTGTCAATGATCGCATCACGATTTCCGGTGCGGAGGGAACTCAGGAATCTCAGCTGAACGGAACATGGCTTATTACCGAGATTCCAGCCGGAGGAACGACGTTCAAGTTCGCAGTGACCACTTCAGTTGCATCGGGAACATATCCAAGCAGCGGAACGACACTCGGACTAATCGTAAAAGGATCGAAGACCGTCCGAGTGTATCACAAGGACCATGGTCACGTGGTTGGAAATGCAGAAGTAGTCATCGCAGGAGCTACTGGTACAGTTAATGGTATCCCGGCCAGCTATATCAACGGAACTCATGCTGTAGTCGCCGTCGAACAGGATTCCTATACATTTGAGATCTCCTCGGCATCATATGCTGCTACGACTGCCGGCCGTGCCGGAGGATCTACAATTACTGCCAGCGAAAACCGCATGTTCGATGTCCTATATCCTAATCTGCAGCAGCTCTCATTCAAGGGAGCTAATGCCGACTGGTACATCCGCACTGCAAATGGAAAGTCCCTGGCAGGAGATGCTGTAAATGTGTATGCGGTCGGCGACTATTCTCAGATCCCGGCCAATGCGAATGTGTACATGAAGTCACCGAAGGTGATTCGCTATAATCCATCGAGTCCAGGTACCAAGAGTTTCTACCTGAAGGGCGTATTCAGCACGGACAACACTGCTATTTCACCGGTGATCGATCTGAATCGTGCATCACTCGTGACAATCAACAACCGCATTGATAATCCTACTGACGAGGCATACAGCGGATACAATGTGGTCCAAAACTACCAAGATGAGACCGCTGCAAACGGATCATCGGCGCTGTCCAAGTACATCACCCGTCGTATCGACCTGAACAATCCAGCAGCAGCGCTGCGAATGTTCGTCTCGGTGAATCGTCCATCTGGATCCGACATCAAGGTGTACTACAAGGTGCTGACGACAGATAACACTGATGCAGTCTTTGATTCCCTTACCTGGAGTCTGGTTGAACCGCTCTCACCACTTCCAACCAGCACGAATCCTGAGGAATATACTGAGATCGAGTACGACGTCACTGAATCCGATCTGGGCAACAAGTTCTTCACTGCATTTGCCGTAAAGATCGTGTTCTTCTCTACGAATTCCTCGGCAATTCCTTCGTGCCACGATTTCCGTGCAATCGCAGTTACCTGATAATGCAGCAGAACGTACGAGCCACAGTAAAGGAAGATCCATCACTGCAACGTGATGGATCGAACAATGCTGTAATAAATAGGAATACCAATGACTATTTTCGAAGACTCGCCGTCAAGAGGGCCACTGATGCCAAGGAGAAAGAGTTGCAGAATCTAAAGTCCGAAGTATCAGAACTTAAGGATCTGATCAGACATCTTATCGCATCTTCGCAGAACGTCAATCTTTCCAAAGAGTAAACCACCATGGCAATCCAACAGGTACAACGTACTGACACATTCGAGCAATGGCGCAGTAAGTCAAATC